CGATCATATCCTGACGGAGCACAGCGACAATCTCACCATCCAGGCGCGCACTGGGACGTCCCTGATGTGCGACGACCGCTGCAACGAAGCGCAACGGCTATTTTTCAGCATGATGCTTGGAGCGCGCGTATCCATGCGCCGCCGTGCCTGGCAGCAAGGGCTGGTAATCGTAAAGCCTGGAAGGATTGTAGGCCCGGCGAATTGACGGGTCTGGGCTCTACTTGGAGCTCAGCGAGAATATTAGGAAAGGCTGGCGTTTCAAAAATGATCATCTTCTGCATTGTTGCAGGCTGGATAGTATGCGGAGTCATTAGCGCTGGAATAGATCTTGCCGACTTCGAGGGAGACTATCCTCCACAAAGTTATCTTGAACACAGAAATAACTTAGGTTCGGCATACCTATTTGGATGCGGTGGTCCTATCACAATGCTTTTGGGATTCTCCTGTCTGGATTTTGTAAGCACGGATGGCGGTTGAAATGATCTTACTTGGCTTTGAAATCGGCACCGGACGGCGCGTCGAGATTCCCGAGACGGGACATCTGGCATGGTTCGGGCAGACTCAGCTTTCTGGGAAAACGACGGCGCTCGAAGCCATCGCCTTTCGCGGACACTTAAAAGCCGTGGCGTTCATCACCAAGCAGGGCGAAGGCGGTTTCCTTACCGGGCGAATGATCCAGCCGTATTTTTCGGAGCCCACCAACGACGAAGAGCAACCGCTCTGGCGCTGGGTAAAGTCCATCCTGGAAGCCAGCCAAGGCAGGCGCCTAAATTTTGAAGAATCGTGGATAATTCGGTGCTGTGAAGAACCGAAACAAGCTAAAACGCTCGCCGACGTGCACTCCAATATCAAGGCATTGATTGGCGGCGAAGGCGATTACATCGAAAAAGGCCGCGGTAAAAAGAAAAAGAGAGAATGGAAGTATTCGCGGAAACCTGTCTCCGGCATCAACGCGGGCGTCTACACCAGCCTGAAAGCGTATTTCGATATCGTGATGCCGCAACTGGCGCGGCTGCCGTACACCAAGAAACTCGATCTAGGCCCCGGCCTAAACGTGATGAACCTGCAAGGCTATGCGATGGAGACGCAGGCACTTGTAATCCGCTCCGTCATGGAGTGGGTCTACCAGCACGAAAAGAACGTGCGCGTGATCGTTCCCGAAGCCCAGGACTTCGTGCCGCAGGGAAAAAACTCCCCTGTAAAAATGGCCTGCGAGAATCTGGTGCGGAAAGCCGGCGCAAACAAGAATTTCATGTGGCTGGATTCGCAGGACATGGCCGCTGTCGATAAATTCGCGTTGCGCGCGTGCTCGATCGTGGGCATCGGCGTGCAAACCGAAGCCCATGAGATCGACCGCAGCCTGGCCACGATGTTTTCCCCGGCGCTCAAGCCGATCGACGTGGCGCGCCTGAAAATCGGGGAATTCTTCGTGCGCACGTCCGAGGCTCGCGTTTCAAAGGTGTACGTGCAGCCGGCATGGATGGATAGCGAGATCCACGCGCAAGCCATCGCCAAAGGACAGGAATCGGTAGCCGGAGCCCGCCAAATGCTGCGAGCGTTCAAGGATTCAAGGAAAGAAGTTCCCCCGCTGCCGCAATTGCAGCAACTTATGGTTCAGGAGATTCCAGATGGTGAAACGACAGAACAGAAACCCATCGAAGCTGATGAACAGTCTATTTTGCAAACATCCAGACCGGGACATACCGACGATTCGATGCGGGTATCCTCTGCCGTGCCCGTACCACACCGTGATCGTGGACCTGCAATCTCAGACAATTACGGAGCCAGTCGAATGCCAGATGTCAGCGGTCACCCGGATACGGCTAAAGAAAATAACGAAAGCGCTGGTTCACGAATCAGAAGTCACGAGTCGCCAGTTACGTCCCCGGAGGACGAATCCATGTGGAAAGAAAAATACGAAGCACTCGAAGCCGACCACAAGACGCTGATCGAAGCGCACGATTTCCTAGCCGCCGAAGTCCGCCGCCTGCAAGACGAAACGCGAGCTCTAAACGCCGCATTGCTTGGCCAGGACGCCCTAACATCTTCGGCATACGAGTGTATCCGTGAATCGTCTGTGCCATGCGATGAAATTGCGCCGGACGGAGAACTGTGCGCGCTGGTTTTAGGGCACTCAGGAAAACACAGCAATGTTGGTCCTTTCCGTAACACGCGCTCAGTTCTCAAAACACCAGTCACCGACAACGGCAAGGATGTCTCGCTCATCCTTGATGAGGACTTACGGCTCGGAAGTATTTACAACTACGTGAAAGCCCGCGCCTCGAAAGACCCCGGCATCCTGGAACTCCTGACGCGCCAGCCGGAGCTCCGCGTGAAGGTCGAGCGCGTCACAATCCAGGCGCATAGCGATAAGCTGGACGGAAAGATCGCCCTGCTGATCAAGGAAGGTTTCTTTGATAAGCCGCGCACTCGTATTGAAATAGGGACTGAGCTTAAACGCCGAGGGGCTCTTGCTCAGTCCACAAACATGAAGATTCTGTCGCCGTTTCTGGCAAAGCTGACGTCTCAAGGTTTCTTCACTGTCGAAAAAGACGGTCTGCAATCCGTGCCGGGAATGAAAGTGAGCATTGAGTGATTTGCAACTTGTGGAGTGGTAAAGATGAATCGTGTCAGAGCGATTGGTAAGTCACTTTGACTATCCGTGGTGCCGATGATAGTTCTGCAACTGTAGGCATTCTAGGGCTCGCAGCCTAGTCTGAGACGGATACAGTGGAGCCGAGTGAGGAATCCGGCCATCTTTACCATTCCACAAGTTACAAATCACGATTCACGAATTACGAGATTGAAATGCCCGAACACTATACGCGCAACACGGAAACGGCGACGGCCTGGTGCAACAAATGCAACCGGATGACCGTCCACCGCATCGACGGCGGCCGCAAAGGCCCGTGCCTGGAACACGACACCCCGGTCAAAGAGAAAAAGCCGAAACGCCCGGCGGAATCGCAGAAAGGACTTTTCGACAAATCATGAATCCCGAGCTCCCCATGCCGCGAACAAAACGAAAATCGTTCAGAGAGCGGCGCCTTAAAATGTTACAGGCATACATCGCGGAAGTTGGCAACGAACTGATCACGGAAATATCGAGAGCGCAAATTCGAGGGCTCCACGCCGCCGTTCGGGACGCTCTTCATTTCTACGATCGCGCAACGGGAACGAAGGCGGACAAGTCCGCCGAAGCTCCGAGCGGATACGGATGGGTTTCCTCGGAAGTCCTCCGTCTGGAAGAGATTCGCAATCTTGTGTGGAGAGGGATTGTATGAGATCAATTTTATTTGTGGCGGTGTATGTGTTAGTAATCGCTGGAATAAGCGTCGATCTTGTCAGGCATATCGTAGAACGCAAATGTGCCAACCCTCAGGTTATCCTGAGTCACCAGCCGTGTTCGCCCGTATTGGGGGCGTCGTGTTGGGACGTTGTTTTCAGCATTACCGAAGATGGACGTTTAATCGAGTACGGACTCTCTGGTACCCTTAACCGAGGATCACTTGGAGACGCTCACTACGTTCGCATGTTGAAAATCAACGGATTCGATGTTTACCACACGATGTCCAATGGAGTTTCCGAAAAGCCGTACCTTGCGCCAGGCTGGACCGTTGCGAAGATTAACAATTGCATTATCGAAGTGTTGGAGATGGCAGGGTCTCCAAACACTTCTCCATCGAGTTTCACAAAATATGCCTGCCAAGAGGAGATTTCCAAATGAAACCAATCCTAGCTGCATTTCTGTTTTTCCTTATCCCGCAATCCGAACCGATCACCGTTCCGAAAGTGGAACACAAGACGGAGTCGTATACTTATACGACTGACACCCTTACCAGAACCTGCCCGGATGGATACGAAGGCCATTTCGTGGATCTCCAGATAGGTTTCGGCGATGAATACTGGTTTTCTGGATACGGGCTAAGCTTGGGCGCTCAACAAGGCTACACGATATGTTTTAAGAAGGACTTCATGGATAAGGTTAGAAAAAATCCGGAAATGATCGCGAATCGCCCCGCTCTACCGAAAGGAATATAACGACGATGCTAGTTAAATGCGAATGCGGCGCCGAGAAGACGATTCATTGCCCGCCTGAATTTTTAGAGACAATGACTTTCGCGTTTAGTCATGGGCATCCAAACCGTCCGCCTAGAAAAGTGAAATGTGTTTGTTCGTGCGGGGCTGAACGATGGGTAGGCCCAGGCGCGGCGGACGGAACCGCTGTATTCCAGCAAGGCATGGTTGATGGAGAATGGTTCCTACTGCACGCGCAATGCGGGAAGGAACTCCCCGCGTAGGCCATTCCCGGCAATTCCCTGCCCCTGGCAGAGAAACTCTGCCGAGATGCTATGTCAAGACATCCAGACCCTAGAAAATGGCTCTAATCGGTCCTAATGACGCTTTTCAACAGAAGTCTGCGGCGACCAGCGCTTAGATATCACGGAGGAAAATTTCTGCTCGCTCCACGAATCATTGCGTTGTTCCCGGAGCACAGGACGTACGTCGAACCGTTCGGTGGGGCTGCATCGGTTCTGCTCTGCAAACCGCGAAGCTACGCGGAAATCTATAACGATCGATGGGATGATGTGGTCAGAGTGTTTCGCGTGCTGAGGGATCCGGAGAAAGCGGCGGCGCTCGAGAAGCTACTCCGTCTTACTCCATTCGCCAGGACGGAATTCGAATCGGCGACTCGCGACAATATCTCGCAACTTTCCGAACTCGAGATGGTCCGGCTTACGGTGTTCCGGTCTTTCGCCGGATTCGGTTCGGCATCGATAAATGGGAAGTACGCGACCGGCTTTCGATCTAACTCCAATCGCTCAGGAACCACGCCAGCGCAGGACTGGATGCATTTCCCGGACATGATCAGAGAATTCACAGATCGACTAGCTGGCGTCGTGATCGAGAATCGGGAAGGGATTGAGGTTATCGAGCAACATGACTGCGGCGATGCACTCCACTACGTCGATCCCCCATACCCGCACTCGACCAGAAACATGCAACGCGGCAACGCTGCCTATGCATGCGAGATGTCGGATGACGGGCATCGCCGGCTTGCGGAGATGCTTCACTCAGTGAAGGGACGCGTTCTGGTGTCCGGCTATCCCTGTGATCTCTATGATCGTGAACTCTTTCCGGACTGGATTCGCCTCACCATGGATTCTCTGGCGGACGGCGCTAGTCCTCGCACGGAGGTTCTCTGGGCGAACTATCAACCCAGATTGCACGAGCAGCTCGAACTGAAAATTAATTCACCAGAAAAATCCGCCGAAGCCGCGAGCGAAGGCGGTAAACTTTAGTACTGCCAGTTTGAATCCCTAGTACTATTACTCCCGCCGTACCATCCCGGCATTCTTGCTGCATGACAAGCCTGGCAGAACTACCCAACGTAATCGAACGCAGACAAGATATAGATCGCCGCAAGGAACAAAAGGCGATCGACTTTGAGGACCGCCGCATTGCGGAATACCGCCGCGCGGCCGATCGCCACGAAGAAGCCGGCAACACCGCCACGGCCCGGATGTACCGCAACGACGCATACCGTCTGGAATGCGAACAGGAAGGCAAGCCGCTACTGTGACGATTCCGATCAGAAGTTTCAAGCTGCTGGGAGTATGCCCATCACGCGCAAGTGTGCTTCGCAGGTAAGATTTATATCGTCAGCCGTATGATCTTCTCCTGGAAATGAGCAGCACAACCTTCCGCCAAGCTGTTCTGTCCACGGAATCGTTGTCACTACGTCTTCACGTTTAGCAATGTGCTTACAAACAAACCACGATCTCTGCCGTCCATGAATGTAACACTGGCAAAATCCGAGGATTCTTTTCCGTTGTGCCATAAGTGTTCCTCACGTTTTGGTAGCGGGACCGGGAGTCGAACCCGGACCTGTGGAGTATGAGCCCACCGGAGTACCATTTTCCTATCCCGCGAAAGGTTTATCCTCGTTGCGCTTCTAGGTTCTGTTTTGTAATCAGATCGGCCTTATGCGCCGCCAGCGCGTCAATCGCCGCTTGGACAGCGGCAACGACATGGACGGGAAGTAGATACCTGAGCCTGCTCAAATATCCTTCGAGAAACGACAAACCGATGTCGATGACTGTGATCACTAGAGCACGCCTTTCAAATCCGTTTCGGATTGTTCATAGGATGCCAGGGCCGCATTCAGCTTGGCAATCACCTGGTCGTAAGCGGGCGTTCCCTTTGCTGGCGGATCGCACTTTCCTCCACCATTGAATGCCGGTCCCGCGCAATAAACCTCAACCGCGTCGATCAACAAATCTTTCGCGGCAATGGCCTTTGCCAAATCGGCGCATAAGACAGACCTATTTCCGAAACTAGGACATTCGGGATGCTGCGATTTGATCTTGTCCGTGAAGGCTTTCGCGGCAACGACCGTATTGTAGGCCGTCCTTTCGACCTGCGGACACCCGGTAGAGCCCAGACTCACGAACAGCAAAGCCAGCACAGCAATTCGTTTCATAGTTCTCCTTTTCGATTTGTAGCGATCTACTTCCCCGAAGCGGGAACCTCCGGAGTCTTCGGCAACTCTGGAGGTTCCCGGAACGCCAGCGTGTTCGGATCGACCTGCAAAGTTTCCGGCCATCCGTTTTCCTTTTCGATGGCTTTCACCTGATCGTTGAAATCCGTGACCGCCGACTGAAACCGCGACTGCGCGATCGCGGCCGTTTGCTGCGCGAGTTGCGCGTCTTTCTGTTTCACTTCCAGGCGCAGCTTTTGAATTTCCGTCATTTCGTACGATTTCTTCGTCTGCGCGAAAATCTTGACGATTCCGATGCAAAGCATGAATGTAATCACGACCGCGAGCACAAAGTACAAATCCGATTTCCGACGTTTCATATGTCTCCCTCTCCAGGTTGCGCCCGTTTGCGGCTTGGAAGTATCACAGTATCGATCTAAATCTATTTCCATCAATGATGCAAAGTATTCGACGATCGGGACAGTCTCCAGAGTGATCAATGGTTACTTGGAACGGTTGCTGCTGGTAGATTAAGACTCCTTCGACTTCCGGAGAAAAGAACTTCCCTGGCGGTAGGATCTGATCCGCAGGAATAAAAGAGTGTCTTGTTTGGTTGCTGAATCTGTTTATAAGCGTTAATTTCTGGTCTAAAGACATCTTATCCCAATCTTCTGGTCTCGTCAGAATCATAGGATCGACCACGACAGAGAGCGGCGATTTCCAATAAATCCTTGCGCTAACAGAAAATTCAAGGGTAGATGTCCAATAGATGGCATCGTGGATAGGAACTAGATTTCCGTTGGATTCAAGAAAGGCACATCTAATTCCCGTCACAAGAAATCTGTCAGGTGCTTCCAACACGTTTGGCAGAAACAAATTAGTGTCACGATACGTTTTACGCTGGCCGCTTTTCGAACTTATTTGTCCGATCGGCGTAGAGAAAAGCGATAAACGTTCTTTTCCAAGAGGCTCAGAATCCATGAGAATGTTGGAAACTACATCCATGAGCCCATCAGCTATCGGCACGTGTTTTCTCCCTTTCCTCACGAACTAAATTCGTCAATCGCCAATTGGTCCCACACCGCCTGGACTCCACCGACGCGGCAAAGTTCCTGAATCTCCGGAGTCGGCTCCGTAGGAATTTCCGCGAGCTCTAGGTGCGGAAGATCGTGCCAGGATTTACCGTCGCGCAGGCCGTGCGCCGGAGCCAGAGCCACGATTCGCTGCCAGGAAGGATGCGTAGCGTTCCAATCCGCGCGATTCAAGATGGGGTCTACGGGAGAAACGTCCACGGCGCACCCGATCACGTGATTTGATTGGAAACCTTTCGCGTGCGTCACTTTCGTGCCGGGGACCGTGCGCCCGATGGCGTAAAGGTTGTCCTGTTCCGCCGGGGTGCGCAACGCTGTGTCGATTTCGATGATGATGCCTTCCGATTCCAGCGCGTCCACCAGATTGTTGATTCGCCGCGCAAGTTCCGGATGCACTTGCCGAAGCCGCTCGATCGAGAGATTGGAGAGCATCGTTATCCTCGTAAACCGTAACTAGTGATTAGCGCTTCGTAATCTAAGTATGGGGCTTTGCCCATCTGCAAGATTCCTTCGGCGAAATGAAAATCGGCTCAACATTCGTTGCATCGAAAAAAGCGCAAATATCTGCGGGATGGTTCCGATTCCGCTAATCGAGCGCCACATCGAGGACAGTTCATAAGTCACTAAATTATCTGGAAAACACGCGAAGGCCGGAACGGCGGTAAAAGCTATCTTGAACGGGACATCCCGCGCCAGGCCCACGGTCCCACGTACGGAACGCTCCTGCTTTTATCACATCGCGGCTGTAACGCAAAAGGAAATATTCGGTTCGGGCTTGGCTGAGCTCCAAGTAGAGCCCAGACCCGGTCCCCGGCTGAAGATTAGTCGAAACTGTCAACAAAGAGGAACCCTACGAATCCAATGGCGGCGAGCACCAGCCATCCCGTGAGCGATATTCCGGAGCCGCTTCCCGCCTGGACGGGCGTTCCGGGGATCGAAAAGCTGGCCGCGGGAGTCCCGGCGGAAACACTGTATTCCGTGGAGACATTCGCCAGAATCGACGCTACGTAGCTCTGCGTCTCGCTAGGCGCGTGGGAGAGCCAATTCGAGCCATAGTGCGCCACGGCAGCCGAAACGGCGTCAGGATGCCAATTGTAGGCCGCCAGAGCTTTTCCTACGTCCCCGGCGAACTCGGAAAGCAGTTGCGCCAGCAGCATCACCCCGCCCTGGATATTTTGTATTGGATCGTGGGGATCGACGCCCAGGCTGGCCGCCGTCGCGGGCATGAGCTGCATAATGCCGATCGCGCCGGCAGGACTCACGGCGGATTGGTTTAATCCGGATTCGTGCATCCCCACCTCGAGCGCCAGTCGCGGATCGACGCCGTAGGACGATGCCGTGTTGACGATCTGCGTCGAGATTTCCTGACTAGTCATGGGAAGCCTGCCATGAAAACGAGCCGTGACATCCTGGCTGCGGACTAACTCGCATCATTTGCTCTACAGATAAATCAGGGCGCAATAGTTTAGCCAGGAATGGCGGCACCCAAATATATTCCATCCCGCACTGCGGACACCGTCCGGTGAAATCCCCACGCCGCGCATAGTGCGGTTTCATTACGACGTATCGGCTGCAACACAGGAAAACAGGCGCTAGAGGATCGCTTGTTTGTACGATGCGAGGATCGCAGCTATGAGAAGTCATTGAAGTTTCGCGGATAGTTCTTCAATCTTCGTCTGCCTTCTGTGGTAACTCTCAGTTGTATATCGGCATTATCCATTTGGATTGTGTGAGGGAAAATTACTTCAATCATTCCTTCACGCCGCATTTTCTCTAAATTGACTAAATGTACGGTTTTTCCAACTAACACTTTCAAGGAAGGAAGATTGGTGTCTAACGTGCCGGTTTTTGGACTTGCCAGTCGAACGGCAAACAAAGCGTACGCCGTGTAATCAGACCGGTTGAAATCTGCAATGAACGATTCAAGCATTTCATCGGTCAAACGAGAAAGAATGAGGTTCAAACTTCCCGAGCAATCAAGTACCCGGATTGCAGTGCATAGGTCCATCAGTCTTCCTCCCACTCCGGAATTTCGTCCACTTCCTCGTCCCATTCGATCACGTTATCGTTGGCCATCGCGGGACCGAAGGATTTACACCCGGCGCTGTGTTCATCGCGGAGATTTTCGCACTCCTTAAGTGTCTCCCCGAAAAAGGTGTGACGTATGAGGATCGTGCCGTTTGATTCGCATGTATCAACGTGCAAGGCGATGGCCATTAGTCCTTCTATTCGCTGGACTCCAAGTAGAGCCCAGACCCGTCAGAACTTATCCGGCTTCAGCCCGGCCGCCCATCCGATTCCCACGCGGTTTTTCGCTTCGCTTACGATTGCGTCACGAATCCCTGACGGTAGATTCCCGATCGACCACGCGATACGAATGATTTTCTCCGGAGGCGTGGCTCTTGGATCGGGAGAATCGAGAATCATGCGAATCTCTTCCAGGGCAATCGCCAATTCTCTGCGGTAGTCGGGCGCGGGCATGGGACGGTTCTATCCTTTCGGCGGCGCGCCGTCAACCTTTACGCTGGGAGACGGAGGGGCCGGAGGATCTTCCTGATTGAACGCGGCATTATAGGCTTTGACGGTGAGTTGCCGGATGTTCAGCGAGCCATAGTAGGCGACGATCATCAGAAGAGTGTTGTACCGCTGCTGCGTGGCAGGTGAACAGTTTTTGAAAAACTCCCGCGGTGGCAGTACAAAATTCACGACGGACCAGAAAAATACCCAGTAAGCCAGCGCGTCCGTGATTTGGTGCAGCGTGATTGAGTGATTCATGGAAATCCTTTCAGTTATAAGCTGGGCTGCAAGTACAGCCCAGACCCGTAGCTACTTCGGAGGCTCGACGGTCTGCGCGAGTTGCTTGCGCTTTTCGTCGGTATCCGCCCAGAGAATCAAGAGAGCGATCATACGATAGTATTTTTTCCCCAGGCCGTTCAGGTCTCCGCGATTCTTTTCCAGGTCGCGCTGCTGGTTCGCGGACTTCACTCCGGCGGCGAAGATTACGGCCGCCCCGGCAGCCAGCGCGCCGCCCAGAGCGAAGATCACATTCATCACCGCCGGAGTCATTATTTGTCCTTCGGTTTATCGCTATCGATGCAGGGAACATTCGCAAAACGGCTGAAACGATTTGTTTTCTCTTCGTAGAACCTTACGAGATCCTGATGCGTCCGCAACGCCAACCCTTCCCGCACGGCGTTCTGCATGTCGAAGATGCCTTCGATCAGCCTGCTGAAGTGCTCACAGCAAAAATGCGCCGGCCCCCAGAAGTGAGTTGCCGGAACATCGCACCGTTTTCCATCCGTGCCATTCGCGTCGCAACGGATTTCCATGTGCGGGCTCTTTCTTGTTGGTCACGAAGTGTCTCGCTTGCCGCTACTGTATCTGCACCCCTGGAGACACTGTGACGCCCGGAGTAATTGTAGTCCCCGTTCCCGGCAATCCCGGCGTAATGGAAAATGATGAAATAGGAGTATAGCTTCCGGCAACGTGACGCACTACGAAACTTAATATGTTGTTGGTGACGGTCGCGGGCAAAACGTAATCTATGGGGATTTGGTATCCGGGACTTACCCATAGATCAATGTTGGTCGTGTGAATGCCCTGAGATTCTACGCTCATCACCGTTCCTGCGGCATTCACCCGCTGCTGAAGGAATTTCCCCGTCACGGTATAGCCGCCGTTGGGAACGTAGATGTCAAATCGCGCGTCGCCACCGAAAAAATGATAGAAGGGCAGATTGTACAAAGTGATATCCGTGCCCACTGGAGTCCCGCCGAAACTGTTTCCGCTTGGAGCCCCGCCGTCATCACCTGTGAATGGGAACCAGGTGTTCCCGTGAGTGTCGGTATAGTTGGAGGCACACAAAGCAGAGCCGAGAAATCCTCCGCTTGTTTGGCAGCTATATACCCGGATCGGGGAAGGGAGAACGGTGAGCGTGAGAGTTGCCGCTATCGCTCCGTTAGCCTGGCTCGTGGCTGTGATCGTAGTCACGGTTGGAGATGCCACCGATCCCGGAGGCGTGTAGATTCCAGTCGCTCCTAACACTCCCACGGACGGGCTCATGCTCCACGTCAAGCCGGGGTTGCTCGTGCCGTTCACGTAGGCCACGATTTGCTGCGCGGGAGTGCCCGCCATGAAATAAAGCTGATCATCCCGCATGTTGACGGTGACGCCGATTAAAGCTACGTCCACGGTCGTGGTCACGCTGTCCGAGGTGCGTGTGAAAGTGACTTTCTCGCGGTTGTTGGTCGTCAGGCCGGAAGTAGCGGATATTTCCAGGCCGGATTCATCCACAAATTCAAAATTCGATGGCGAGAGCGGTCCATTCGATAGCTCGTTGAACGCGGAGACGTATGCTGCCGGCCATTTTGTGTGGTCTACGGTGATCTGCCATCCGGTTCCGCCGTCAGCGAGGATGATGCCGTAATTTTTGAGTTGAGTAAGCAGAATTTTAGCGATTGGTGAGAAACTGGAAATATCGAAGCTGGCTTTTAACCTTGCCCGCACGGCGAAGGGAACGGTTCCACCGTCCGTGGCGTAGGAAGTCCCAGGCCACACGAACGAACTCGCGCAGTAGCCTTGATTGAGCGTGAACCTCAATGCGTGATTGATGGAGCCGCTGTTTGCAACCGCCTGTTCGAGTTCCTGTAAATGCAGCGAGAGCGGCATGATGTAGAGCCCCGCCGCGTCTGTGGCGTTGTCAGCGGGCAGCAGATACGTCGAGTTCGGATAGGTAAGCCCACTAAGAGCCGTGCAGTTAGGAGTCCCTCCCGCGTAAGCGTTACATTGCGCAGGCGTCATAGGATCGAAAAACTCCGTGAAGATTCCATTCCTGATGTCCACAAGATCAAGGTGCTGATCGCCGATGGTAGGAGTGGCGAGCATTTGCAGCCAGCCGCTTTCCACCTTGCCGGTTGGATACGTTGGAAACTGAAACACTCCATTATTCTGCGGCGTGTAAAGGAAAGTTTGTGACTGGGTTGGAGTCGATCCGTCGGCAAAATTAAAGTTGAATGCAGGCAGATACGTAAGTGGAGTGGTTCCTGCCCCAGCGATCCACGAGATAAACACCGTTCCGCTCCCGGAACTGGCGTTTCCTGCCGCTTGGGCATAGGTAAAACACAGCCCGCTACATCCCCCTGGAACCGTGGTGATAGGAAACGTCCCATTGAATGAACTGTCCGTCACTCCCGCGATGACGACGCTTTCAGTGGCGAACCATGATGGGGGAGTGGCGGAAGTAATCGTAATGGTGACGACGTTTCCGGATCTGACAGCGGTGTTGATGGTGAAGGTAGATCCGTGAGTCGTGTCCGCCGTGAGGGAGTCTACGCGGCTATTGTAAACGTGATTGTTTGGCAGCAATTGAAATCCAGCGTAGGAATTATTAGCGGTGACCGAGGCCGGGGCCGTGTAGAGTCCCGTCGAGGAATTGATGCTCCCGGCACACGCTGCCGCGCCACCGGAAGAGTTTGTCCCGGCGCAGGTCCACGTTCCCGCTGAGTCTGCGGTAAACTGAATCGTGGTTCCCTGATTCGCCACCGGCAAAGCTGGAGTTACGATCGGATTCCCTCCCGTTGGAAACGTCACGGTGGTACTGGATGGCACGTCAGCGAGATACTCTACGAGTAAATGGGTAGCATCCGTTTTCACAGCTACGAAATCCACATTGATAGTCTTGGTCAGCCCTCCCACGGTCAGCCCATTTGAGGTAGCCGACCAATTTGAAATCAGCCAGGCAGGGCTGTGCAAGATTCCGTTCGCGGAGATGCTGACGGTATCGGCGGTGCGGGCGAGTGACCAGTATCCATTCGCGGTGTCGAAGGTGCCCCCCGTAGCATTTGTCGGCGTCATCGTGGGAGGGGACCGATACTCAGACGCGTAGGTAGCAGCCACGGTGGTACTGGTGATGCCATTATCTCCAAGCCATCCGACCGAGGTGAAGGTCACAGGGGAATTCGTGTTCATGGTGATGTTGGTGTTGGTGGAGTTGCAGGGGATTCGCAGTCCGCCTTGAAAATACATTGCCGTGCTCATGGTTTCGAGGGTGCAGCTATCCACGGGCTCGGCCTGGAAGAAATTCGCCTTTACGATGGCTGAACTGATCGTTTGCGATCCGCAACTATTCACGGTTGGAGTGACGCAATTATAGATCGTTCCAGGAGCATCTTGTCCGGGATCGCCTTCCGGTCCGGTTTTGGCTCCAGCCGGGCTGACAAACGTGTTCGCTGGGAGAAACTGATTCGCTATCGAGCTATTTTTCACCACCGGCGAGTAAAGGATGTAATTTCCCGTGTTGTACAAAATGTTCCACGGAGAGGCCTCGAAAACCTTAGCTCCGAAGGAATCAACATCTTCTCCTGAAATTTTGTACCAACTGATCTTATCGTAGAAACTGTGCGTGATGATATTCAGGGGACCGAGTCCATCCGTGCCGTCGTAATTAAGGGTGGTCTTCGTGAAAACTTTACTTGCTCCAGTTCCAGTTCCGGCCCCTCCATGACGATAGAAAGTGTAGACTTTCGTCATGGTGACGCAGCAGTCCTGGGGATTGCTGGCGTCTCCGAACGGATATATTTTCCCGGTCTGCGTGATGACCACGCGAACATTATTGTCTTCGGTGATGGTCGTCACCATCGGCCCTTCTTTGGTCTCTCCAATGCGCGTCCCTCCACCGTTATTGTTCAGGTGCCATTGATGCTCGAACATCCCGACGTTGTCCGCACCGAAGTCCCACTGTGCCGATGCGTCGTTTTTAAGATCCCAGTAGCCGAATAAACCAATACACTTCTGAAATGTTCTGGTAGACGCTCCCGTCTGACCAAAACAATGTGCGTAGAGGGTAGGGCTACCGATGCCGTTCCCTAATTCAAACTTGGCGTATCCGGGAAATGAGAACGTATAGAAAGTGTGCCCGGCGGCATCGTTGGAGGTCGTGACGCCGGAAGAGGCGGGGACTTGGGCCGTGCAGATAGATGGGAACAGAAGGAATCCCAGTAATAGATAGAGCCTCTTCATTTAGTTTAACCTTGCCCGTAGCTGACGACCTGTGAATGAGTTGCTGCCGCTGGCCACGGAAAACGCCGCCGTGATCTGTAGAAATAACGGTCCCGTTGTGTCGATGGCTGAAGTTACGGCGGTGTTTGCGTCACCGAATACCTGCGATGCAACCGCCGCGGTTAGATCGACCGTTAAGTTGCCATGAGCCTCGAAAACGGAACTGGCCCCGCCTGTCTGAGTTGTCGAGAACAATTGCGCACTGAAGGCATTATTTGTTTGGCCTCCAGCGTTCGCGGTAGAGGTGAAGGTGGCAAGAGTTATCACTATGCCGCTGCCGCATCCTGAAACTGTGCAGAGTTTAGCCTTCACGGTTACAGTGGAGGTGTTTGCGGCGGTCGTCGTATAGACGCCAGCCGTCCATATATCCAATGTGTGGCCAACGATGTTCAGCGAGTTCGACGGGATCGGGATAGCCTGAAGAAGCTGATCCGTCGCCACGTTCGCGTTCACCGTAACTGGGGTGACATTCGATTCTGCGCTCTCACCGCCGATATAAAATAGGCTCGTACCATCGTAGATGAACGGATAAACCCTGCAAACGCTCGCATCCAGGTGCGTTAAAGGCGGGTCTTTCATGTTCGTCGGCCAGACAAACGATCGTCCACCCGTCCCATCCTGGCAGAGTTCAAAAAACTCAGCCTGACTTTCCCTGAGATTGTTCAGAGTCGCTCCGGTGACATTGGCTGTGAGCGTATTGGAAAACACGTTTCCGGTCGATAGATTGAATGCCGGTGTCGCGGAGGAAGCTATCGTCTGCTTAGTGTTGTAAGCAAATCCTACGTTGGATTGAACGAATTGATTCGATGATTCCGTGGCAAGTCGTAAGCTATTTGCCGTCGCAGATAGGACAGCATCGCCACCTGGAACAGTCGTGAGGATTCTGCCATCCTTACGTAGCTGCAAAAGTGATACGTTATTCTTCTCAAAATTAAATACCACCGATCCACTGGCGGATGCCGTATCTGTGACGTTGAGAACAAATCCCTGCCCGATCAGCCCAGCATTGTTCCATGTGGTTCTAAACTGAGCCATTGGCGTGGCAACCGTATTCGTGATCGAACCTTGTACTATGTCAATCGGTGTGGCTGTGGAGTTCGTCGCCGTCGAAACGGTCACGACCGATTGATTCGCCAATCCGCTTGTCAGCGTGCCTCCTGTCGCGGCTGAAGTTTCTCCAAACGTGATGCTGTCCTGCGAATCTGTGGTCTGCGCCCAGTTCCACCTCTGAGGATTATTTCCGTTGGCGATGGTGTTCGATGCTACCGCCGCGGTTATGGCTGATAGAGCCGCGCCGCTTGTACAAGCCACCTCCACTATCATTCCCAATGTTCCTAAACTATTTACACAAAGCCCTCCCGCTGGCGCGGCTGACCACCAGGCTAGGGGAACTTCCGCTACACCGTTCACTCCGGTTACCAGCGAGTGAGTCGTAGTCGCTCGGATGAAACTCTGCCCCGCTGTGGGAGTGCCCGCTACGGCGCCCTCTGTGAAGGCGATGCATCCGGTAGCCGCGCCGCACGCCGTTGGACCTGTGCCGACGCTGAGGGAGTTCGTGCAGTTCAGGTTTCCGGTCAAAGTGAACGTGCAGCCGGTACTCCAAATCATCGGCGTGCCCGCGCCGCCTTGAGACACCAGGAAATTTCCTGTGCTGCCAGCCGTGATCGGATAGTCCCATTCTGCATCTGCCGGCATTACGCCCGGATTCTTCATGTTGAGCTTGTGCGCTACGGCGCTATCTGTGATTGAGTAAAATCCTGTTATGCCGGCCGAAATTAAACCAGCGGCAATCTCACCTTGCACGTCAATCAAAGGAGCCGATTGCGTGCCTGAATGCTGGATGATCGTGAGAGGGGTAACCCCATCCGCGCTTGCAGTGAATGATATCGCGCCTGTTCCCGCCGTTACGGCGCTGCCTGATACGTCGCCGATTACATTCGGAGCCGTGGCAAAAGTTAAGTGCGTGGCCGTGACTGCGCCGGTAATTCCGGTAGGGCCGGCGCCGGAAAAATTCGTTAGATTTGGCGCGGCTGCCGTAAGCGTTACGCTGATATTCTGGCTCGCCCCGGAAATCGTCATCGTTACGACAAAAGTTTGCGATCCGGTGCCCAGCGGCGGCGCGATCCCTCCAGGATTGGAATTTATGGTGATCTGCCATTGCGAGGCTGCCGGGGTGATGATGGCGTTGCTGCCGAACTGGGCCGTGAACGTGCCCGTGGAATCCAGCGTGGCCGGTCCCACGCGTCCAGAATAGGGCTGCCCACTGAGCCGCCATCCGCCAGACGATGCAGGCACGAGAATCGCGCTCATCGTGCCGCCGGCGTACGGAATGCCGTTCGCATCGGTGACCGTGCCCGTAACCGTAGTGAACTGAGCCCTCGAATCTTGGGCCGCAGAGATCCCACACAGGATCACTGCCATCAGGATCATCACTCTACGTTTTTTCATGGTCCGCGTCTCCCGATCGGTCAGCTAGATTGCCTGCACTCTTGCAAAGATTTTGTATCTTGGTGAATTGGCCGTACTCGTTGAGTAGGTCAACGCCGTGCCTGTCACGAATCGAATGGGAAAACTGAGCGTTTGTATCGTGCCCGTTACTGCGGCGTTCAAGGAAGCGCCGCTAGGCGCCTGCGCTCCCGTATCATCCGCATAACCAATACTTGTAGTGATCGTGGCAGTCGCCACACCCGTAGACACTTCCACGTAGATCGTCACAATATAAAATCCAGTGGCATAGGTGGACGCCATCAGCGTGACAGGGGCATAGTTTCCAGTTATTTCTACGGTGTGGTTGTCCGCTCCTACGGTCGAGGCGATTCCGTTTCCCCCTACAGGAAGTAAATTATTTCCATAGGTAAGAAGTTTGGCAGCGTTGATTTCAAATTGAATCCCTGTATTTACTCCCCCCGCGAAGGGTCTTGCAAACCAATAGGCCGGGTTATTATTTGAAGAATACTCCCAATTCCCCGCTCCCCAAATTATCAAATCTGTACCTATCCCCACTACGGTGTCCCCGTGAACATGATTCCCAAAATTGTTTGTGTATCTATCTCCGGACGCTAGATTCGTCCATTTCTCCACTATGGCGTTGGATGCACCTATATTTGTCGTTGTGACCTGAATCAAAGGTCCAGTTTGAGTTCCCGAGTTGGGAAGTATGGTTAACGGGGTTGCGGTATCACTGCTCGCTGTAAGAGTGATCTCTCCCGTTCCTGCGGTAACCGAGCTTCCTAGAATGCCGGCCAACGCGCCAGCGAGGTTGTACTGCAATTGCGTCGGAGAGCCGCCCGCCGTCGTGCTGAAAAAGTTGGTCAGTTTCGGCGCCAGGGAGTTCAGCGTTACGCTGATATCTTGGCTCGCCCCGGAGATCGTCATCGTTACAACAAAAGCCTGAGACCCGGTACCAAACGGTGGCGGAATTCCTCCGGGATTGGAATTTATGGTGATCTGCCATTGCGAGGATGCCGGAGTGATGAGGGCGTTGCTGCCGAAATTTACCTTAAACGTGCCTGTGGAATCCAGCGTAGCCGGTCCCACGCGTCCGGAATAGGGTTGCCCGTTGAGTTGCCATGCGCCAGACAATGCAGGCACAAGGATCGCGCTCATGATGCCGTAGGAGTACGGAATGCCGTTTGGATCGGTGACTGTGCCCGTAACGGTCGTGAACTGAGCCCTGGAATCCTGAGCCGCAAAGATCCCGCACAGGATCACCGCCATCAGGATCATCACTCTACGTTTTTTCATGGCGAATCTCAAAAGCATTTCCAAATCGTGCCGTTGGAAAAGGCTATCGCAGCATTCGTGCTGCTGCCAACGCACGTCTGGCCTTCCGAAGCGACGGCCGTGGAATCGGAAAGAACGGCCGTCTGGCCTTTATTCCCGGAAGCCGCGGCGCCTAGCGATGCGAGCGTGACGGGAACGTACTTAAACGACGGAGAAAGAACCGTCCCGCCGAAGGAATTCGGCGCGGTTCCGGCCTCGAAAAGTCCATAGTTTAAGGAACTGCCAACTCCGGCTTGATCTGAAATGTAAATTCCATAGTTCGCTGTGGGCATCACTGCGCCGAAAGCATTGCTGTAGATCAGCAAGCCGATCGTGTTCCCCACTAATCCGGCGCCCGTGGCATGAGCCTGAAAAGCCCCACCGATACAGAATGCAGTCGTGGCGGCCGCTCCGGGCTGGCACCAGGTGTCGCCTTCCAGCGCTTGCTGAATCGTAGTTAAGCCGCTGGCCGCGTTTCCCAGAGTTCTCGAGCTGAATCCTCCGATCACTTGGCCGGGAGTGTTCTGCTGGTCGATCACCCGCAGAGCCATAATCTGGTTCGGCTGGTTCAGTATTCCGAAGACAAACGGCGAATCGTTGAACGCGGACTGAATTACTGCCGCGTCGTAGCTGCCCCTCGGCGGGCCAACTAGAAATTGCTGCGTGATGGCGGCGATGCTGGCAGGCGACGTGAGCGTGAACAGCGACGTCCCGAGATTGAGATTCGTTAGCTTAGGAGCCGCAGCGTTCAACGTTGTGCTGATGTTCTGAGTTGCGCCGGAAATCGACATGGTCACGGTGAACGATTGGCCGCCGGTTCCCATCGGCATAGGAATTCCGCCGAGATTGGAATTCACCGTGATCTGCCATTGAGATCCGCCAGGCAGAATGATGGCGTTGCTGCCGAACTGCACCGTAAAGCTGCCCGTCGAATCGAGCGACGTCGTTCCGATGCGTCCGCCGTAGGAATTTCCGCTCAGTGTCCAATTTCCCGGAGACGCTGGCACGAGGACCGCGCTTACCGTTCCGCCGGCGTATGGAATGCCGTTCGGATCGACGACCGTTGCGGAGACGGCGGTAAACTGCGCGCGCGCCGTCTGCGTAAAAAGAAACGCCCCGGCAAGTACCAGGGCGACGTGAGTGATTTTCTTCATGGCCATCCTTTAGCCCGCTAGTTTCATTGGACGTCGTACCCGGTCAACGTCACGGATTCAAATTCGTTCGTGAGAAGCGCGGAGAATTCGAGCGTCATCGCGGTAGCCGCCGTCCCGATCAAATTGAGACCGCAGAGGTTCACGTTTCCGTGATTCGTCGCCGTCGCTGCCGCTGTGATCTCCGTACTCCAAATGATTGTGCCTGCGCCTGTCGCTCCATCGCGCAGATTGATGGTGAGTTGCGTTGCCGCTGGCGCGGTCGACGCGCCCGCCGATATCGTCACGCAATCCGCCACGTGACGCACGCCTGCCGCGCCTAAAGCTTTGCTCGCCGTGGCTTGGTTGCTGACGGCTGGGCCGCTTACGACGCTCCATCGCGCGCCTTTTTCCGCAAGCGGCACGGCTTCATTGATTGCCGCTCCAATCGTCTGCGCGGATGAAGTGAGGCTAGTTGTCCCAGGAGGATCGAAAACGTAATCCAGCCTGAACGTGTTCGCCGAGGCTCCTCCGCTGGTGTAGCCGACTAAAACTTGCTGACAGGGTACATCCGGTACTTGAAAAATTTGAAGTTGAGTCGTATTGGCGACATTCCAGACCCAATTCGTATAAGAGGTTCCGTTCGCGCCGACATTGCATTGCGCATTAATCGTGGAATTCGCGATTCCTGCGGTTTGATAAGTGAAAATTATTTTCCCCAGAGAAGTACCGAAAGGTGGAGTGAAAAGTGCGGTAGCTACGGTCGTATTGCTTGGCGCATTCTGGAATACGGCCTTGTCAACGGCGCCCGCCAGATACGATCCTGTGGAGATATTCGAGGTAGCAGCCGTTCCGGTGTAACTCAGGGTGAACGTCCCAGAGCTGCATGCGACCACTACATTGACAATCGGGAAATATCCCGTCCCTGCCACTGTGGAAGCGACTCCAACCTGGCCGCTGCTGAAAACGGTGTCGGAAATCGGAAACACATTTCCGCTACTGTCCTTTCCCTGGATAACCATTGTGAGGCTGGTATTCGCGACGGATGGCACGATCGAGGCGTAGTGCTGCGGCTGATTCCGGTTGTTCACCGGAAAAGTTTGATTCGTTCCGGTGCAAGCGAGATTCGTCGCTAGAATTTGCTGCGTCGGCTGGATGATCACCGGCGTCTGCGCGGCCGCTGGACGGGCGGCGCATCCGCACATCACGAAGAGTACGGCGACCGCGGCGGTCAACTTCGCCAGACGTTTTCTCAGCGATGGCAAAAACTGTTTCGGCGTCTTGCGGTTCGCCAGAGCTTTGCGGAGCCCTTTGATTTGCTTGTCTTTCGGGATGTTGAGTTTTCTTGCCATTTTTCCCTCATCATCTGTTTAGCTGGGCTCCAAGTAGAGCCCAGCCCGTCACCACGCGACCGACTGATCCTGCGCCTCGAACTGATCGTCCCAGGTGCGCGGATAGAAATAGCCGCCCAGCAACGCGCCGACTTCCTCCCCGGCGACGGGCAATAGCACGTTCTTAAAAAGGAATGCGAGGACGTCGTTTTCGTAAATGCGGATGCCGGAAATTTTCGCGGGATTGTTGATCAGCCCGTACGATGCTTCGATATCTTGATAGTTGCGTTCCGCCATCGTGGCAGCCGCGCCCGTTGCTTGGTTACGAACGATCTGCCATATCGCATCCCCGGAGAAATCCGACCATGCGCCGCCCACGACGACGTTGGCGATTCTATTCAGCACGCCGTTTCTACCAGGCGGGCAGGTGATCGACACTACCGTGTGGAATGCGCCATCCGCTGCCGGCATCGTGATCCCGCCGCCGAGATGAAACGATTCAGAGTCCGGAGGCTCGATCAGCCACGGCGCGGAAATTAGGCGCGTCGAACGCTGCACCTGCTGCATGGTTTGCTGAAGCGCCGCGATCGTCAAAAGCAACGGATCGTCGGAAGCGTCAGGCTGTTCCGGTGGACGCAACAAAATATTGTGCGAGATGGAATGATCGGCAGCGCGCTTGTACGGCCATGTGGACGCGCGAATCGAGGACGATGAGGCGCCCGTAGCGTTTGGCTGGCCCGCAGCGGCGGATGGGCTCGTATTGTTTTGATCGTAGGCCATTTTTATTGCTCTCCACGCCACGTCATCCCGCTAAATTCTGGAGCGAAACAACTTTTCGCATACTTCCTTAAACTGCATCTTTTCGGAGCGTTCCACCAAATCCACAATCCGATAGGATTCAGAAAAAGCCACAGCCCGCGATACCATGGCAAACGAAAGTCCATCATTCTCTCCACCAGCCGGAATAGCCGAACATGCACAGATTCACGATGTTCGCATTCGCGCCGTCGAGATTTTGAATCCTGCAATTCACCGGAGATCCCGCGGCGATGAAGTGCGGCATCCGCAGCAAGCCAGGTTCCCGCGCGATCGGGCAGAAATTATCTCGGTTGACGGCGTACTTCGAATATTTGTACTGGCCCTGATCTTCGTAAATCTGGCAGCGAAACGATCCGCTGCCGCTGATTACCCTGCTGGCACGCGCCATGATCGCGACAATCCAGAAATCTTCCGTCACGGTGACGCGAGTGAGATCGGTTTGCCCAGGCGTCAGCGTAAGTTCCGGAAACTCGTACCAAAAGATATGGCCTTTTGCGAGCGAGAGCCTCACCCATTGCGGCGGCACCCACGCCGACGACGCCAGTTTCCTACGATTCTGCCAGGCCCCCAATGTGGGAACCATGCGAGCGCCGGGTACATGTCCCTGTGTCCACGGATTGATCATTTTCAGTCGCGCACTCTATGTGCGCGTTCCTTTCTGCTAAACTGTCCTCGCCGGGCACCTGGACGCGGGTGATAGATCAGTTGGTAGAACCCAACTTAAACAGCGACCCATTGAATCGCTCCCGGCTAAAACTTCCAATCAAAACTAATTCTGGCTCGGCGCGGCACCCAACTGCACAGCCTGCGCGGCCGGGAACAGCTTGTATCCCCAGAAATCGATCTGCACGTTGTTCGCGCCGCCACTGGTGTTCACGCACTTGATGCTGTAGACGCGTTTCTTCGGCATCAATTGCGGGATTAATCCCGCAGGGAACGGCAATTGCGCCGTGCCCAGGAAATTGTCGATGTTCACAGGCGCGCTCTGCCAGGCAAGCCCTCCGCTGCCGCCTTCGGTGACTTCCACCGTCACGGCGGCGTTGTCACGGCTGCCGACGAGCATCAGGAATTGGAAATCCGCGTCGCTATCGATCTGAATGGTCTGCGTGATCGTTGCGCTTCCGGCAAAGGCGAAGTTCGCGATGTAGTGAAAAAGCTTCGCGATAAACAGATGCCCGCCGAGTTCCTGGAGTTGCGGATCGTTCATCAACTGGTCGAGTTGATCTTGTGTCAGCGCGCTGCTTTGTGAACTCATGTCATCCTCTCAACAAATTGCGCGCGGGACGCGGCGCCTTCGCTGCTTACGTCCCGCGATCGGTTTCCCACGCGCGGCTGTATTTCTACAGGACCGCGCGAGCCTTCTGTCCTTCCAGATAGACGAACGCGTTGATGCCGGTGCCAATGGGCACGGTACTGTTCGCGCTCGTGGTGAAGCCTGTAGCTTGCGCCCAGGCCGCTTGCGTCGGATCGATTTCCACTCGGAACGCCTGTTGCTGCGCGATCAGAATGCCGTCGATATTCGGGAACTGATCGACTCCGGGAACGCCGTCGCATCCGGGATCGGTGAGTCTGAATCCCTGGTGCTCGGTCGGAATTCCGTTGCCAACCGTTCCGATGATCGTGGTCGCCGCGGTTGCTCCGAATTGCTGCGCCCACGTGCCGCCGCCCGCGGGAAGTTTCGCCAGCACGCCTACCACAAAGAACGACTTCGTAGAGATGAAGAAGTTCACGATGGTCTGCGAGCCGAACTTATTCATGTCGCCCTGATGAATATCGTTCGAGGCGAACACGGTGATCCCGCGCACCAACATGCGCTCCGGTGCCTGGAGCTGGTTCGATTGCTGCATGCTGGTCATTTGCAGGGTTTTCGTGACCGTCGCGCCGCCGGTGATGGTGAATGGATTATTTTGCGGCACGGAGAACAGCGTTTGCTTCACAACCGCCGTTGAAACCGCCACACCGTAATAGTCCCATTCCGGTTGCACAACGAAATCGCCGAGCCCGGCCGCCAGCATGTTCCGCAAACGGAACCGCGGACGCCCAATCTCGTGAGCCGAAATTTCCTGCAAATGCGAAAATCTTGCTGCATTGAGATGTTTCATTTTTCGGTGTCTCCTTTCCCCTGTCCCGTAGACAGGAACATTAGTCCGCCATAGTCGCCTTTTGGCGGCAGCGGGTTACGACACGTACTTGGAATACGACCCGCGACGGCCGCCGTACATGCCGAGCGAAGCCGCTGCCGCCGGATTCATTTTCCCGCCGGACGTTTTCGAAGCCGAAGCCGCGATCGCCGGCGCTTGCTGTTGATACGCCGGCGCCGGGATGGTGAAATTCAACGGCCCGTACTGGCCCAGCGAAGCGGTGAGCAACGTCTTTCCGGTGACGATGGTGATCGCGCGGGAAACGGCTTGCACCGAACCGCCGACCAGAACGCCTTCGGCAAGATCGTGGCTCATCTTTTTAATCAAATATGCGCCAACGAATGCGACGCCGAGGGCCATGCCTACGCCTCCCCAACCCACGGACAGCGAAGGGCTGATCATGTTCGGGATGGTTGCGGCACCCACTGCGCCGCCGAGAGCTCCCGCCACTTTCACGGCCAGCTTATTCATATCTCCGGCAGCAAACGGGTTTCGACGTCGATGATGGTGATGTCTGTGACGCGCCATAGTTCCTCCTTCCCCGCCTGAGTTTTCGGTTCGAACGCGACGGCGGCGAGCGTCGTACGTCGGATTGACAAGGCGGACGTGCATGTCAGCCTTTCAAACTTAGGTCGTCCGAAATGTCGTACCGGCCACCCTTGAAAAAGCATTCGCCGGTATACGGATCGACAAGCAAAGCCATCTTCGTCCCGTCAAAGCTGCTGAGCGACGAGATCGGCATCCTGTAGCTGCCGACCGAGCCCCACCGCGCGCTGCCGGTAGTGGTGACGAGGATGATTTGCGAAATCGGATGAAACACTAGAAAATTTTGAAACTTTTCTGACGCGACTCGTTCCAGCAATTGCTTGCGCTTCGGCGCTTCGTATTCTTTTTCCCCTGGCGTGAGATGGCTTTGCCCATGCTGATCCACGCGATAGGGATTTTTCTCCGGGCGTTTTTGATCAGGTACGTCCGGCATCGCGGCCAATCCACGGCGAATCGGCAGACGCGACACAATCAACAAATCGCCTTCCGGCAAAGATCGCGCGATCGCAGGACCAGCCTCCGGCCAGTACAAGCGGCGGCCAACGCCGTCGGCGTCTTCCAGGTCCATGCGGCATCCCTGATCGGGCTCAAAATAAATCGTTTCCAGGACGCCAAAGACGTTGTAGCCGACTCCCGGACCAGCCATCATTCGTTCGCGCTTGATTTTTAGCGAGAAGTCGAGATCCTTCGCCGCGCCGATGACGATGTTGGCCTTTGAAATTCCGTGTTCAGTTCCCGCTAGCATAAAATTCCTTCCCGTGATAAGAACTTGACCGGGCCGATTCAGAGAGAATCTGACATCCGGTGTACGCGCGCTCAGTCCGGTATGAATCGGTCCCTCCGTGTTTAGTTCCCGCTAGCATTTACGTCCTTCCCAACGCTGTTATTTACACGATGCGTAAGACCGTGCCCCTCGTACAGCGGGCAGTCTTTGTGCGTTTCCATGTAATCTAAAAAAAACTTACGACCGTGTTCGGAATGCAACCAATAACAACCGAACTTAAATGTCCCCTTGATTCCGACCGCAATTCCGGCCAGAAAGGTAAAAATTGCCGCGACGATGATCGATTCGAGATTCACTAGTTGTCTATCCCTTCGATCTTCGCGACGTACTCGCCGCCGATCAGAAAGATTCTCGGCTGCGGACTTCGGCGGTCATACATCAGCCGGGGACGACGGCCGGTCCTGTCTCCGAATTTGTGTCCGTAGTCGGACGCGATCCCGTTGACGTGCATTTTCCGGGCGCGGTAGGCAATCAACATGCATTCGCCTAGGTCGATCATCTCTTTCGAGTTGTCCACGCTGAGTTGCGTCAATTGCCCGCGCGTGATTTTCTGATCGCCGCCGATAAAATAAATCTGCGTTCCCGTGGGATTCGCCGCCACCTGCACATCCTTGCCGACGAAATCCAGTTCTCCCCATTTCCATCCGCCTGTGCGCTTCACCTCGAGCTGACACAGCACGCCGAGTTGCGCGAGAGTTGCCGGACGTGGTTCCGGCTCTTCGTAGGTGTCCACATTCGGGCACGGCTCGCCGCGAAAGTCTTCGCACAGTTCGGAAGCGCCTTGCAGCCCGTGACGTTGCGTTTTTTGTTCTTCGGATACCTCCGAAGGATTCGCCATCATCACCACGAGTTCCGCCGGATTTTCCAGCCGACACGAATTCTCGTTCAGCGGATGCAGCACTTCCACCAAGCGCCCGGAACCTTTCACACGCGCGCCGCGTGGAAACGCGATGCGTACGCGGTGCCCCTTGCGCGTCACGGTGCGAACTTTTTCGCCGCCGTGCAGCGTGGAGAAGTGCTCGATTCTGAATCGTCCAGACATCTATGCGCTTTTCGCTTTTTTCGTCGATGACACTTCGCTGGGATCAAATGCGACGACCAGCCCGTGCTTTTTGCTTTTCTTGTCGTAGATGCGAACGTCGATCTTGTGGGCCGGCTTTAGCTGGATGGATTCCACACGCCCGGAGACTTCGTTTTCGCCCTCCATCACCAGGACCGGATCGCCTACTTCGAATTCCTGCATATTTCCTCCCCTTTAGCGGCGTCTGCCGCCCATGTACGAATTCAGTAAAACAAAACCTGCAATCCCGAAGCCGATGTACAACGCGTTGCTTTCCAGCCATGCGACGATATCAGTCGTAGGGGTCGCGCCGGGCGCCGTCGATCTTGTTGGCGTCGATACAATCGATATATTCGAAGTCGTTACATTATTCCCAACGATTTGACGCAGAACTCCATCGCAAACGGATTTAGCATCGCTCAAGAAAGCGTTCCCAACTGTGTCTAAAATTGAAAATTGAAAGTGGATCGCTGAGCCTGTCCCAAATATTTTATTTAGAACCGTTTCATCGTTGCTTGATTCCGCTACAGACATTCCGTGAGAGGCTAGAGCGGACGCGAATTGAGACATTGCTGAATCCGGAGAAACTGTCAAATCTCCTGGTCCACCAACGACAGTAGCCGTATACAGCAGCGTGCTGCCGCTCGGCACCTGAGCTGCCGGAGCCGGATTCGTCCCTCCGGTATACGTGACGATGGTTCCTTCTCCGGACTGAAGGCCTCCGTATCTTTCCAACAGCGTTGCAACGTCCGTGTCTCCGGCCATCAAAGTTTGAATATCGGTATCGGTTGCGCCGACCGCACTCAACGCGGCCAGAGTTCCGGAGTCGAGCCCCGCGGCGAGCGCCGCTTGCATTTGAGAATTAGAAACGGCGCCCAGGGAACGCGCACCGGGCGCGTAACCTAACGACCGCGCGCCTGCCGCGTAGCCTAGAGACCGGGCTCCAGGCGCATATCCCATGCCGGGAAGGATTTCCGCATCCGGAGGGCGATTCAGAAATAACATTATCGCCGCCTCCGTTTTGGCCGTGACGAAACGTACGAAGTCACAATCGAACCGACCACGAAGAGCCCTGCCAGAACTCCCCAATTCGGCACGCCTGCAACGAACGTCTGATCCGTGAACCACGACGCGATACTGGAAACCGCGCCGGAAATATCCACGGCCGCAGGTTTTGCGATCAACTGGCCTTGATTCGCGAGCGCCTGGCCCTGCGCCGTCAGGTGTCCCGCGGCGTTCACCAATTGGCCGGACGCGCTGAGGATTTGCGCCGCGTTCGTCAGCACGCCGCTGAAGCTTTTGCCCGTCGTGGGATCGACGAGCCCCGAAACATTTTGCGCGGATTGCGTCTGCACGTTGCTCGTTGCCGAGCCGGTGGTCGCTTCCGTCACCGTTTGCGCAATGTGCATTGGCACCATCTGCCCAGTCTGAATATTTAAATATTGGTCCGCGCCTACAAGCTGGAATTCCGTTCCAATCGTCGGTGGATAAAACGAACTGAGCGGCGGCGTGACGATGTTCGGCAACGGCAAATCCGAAATGTAGGTCGGAGGCTCCATCGGCGGCGAGAAGGGTTCCGGTGGAATCAGATCGCCGGTATCGGTGTACGTCGTGTCGAATTGCAGATCCATTGCACCGAGACTTTTTCTGACTGGGCTCCAAGTGGAGCCCAGACCCGAACCGCACTGGCATTCACGGCTTCCGCACGACGCACACCCGTGCAGCGAGAGCGTGAGGTTCGGCAACGGCGAATTTAGTTTCGCGTAAGCCACTGAGGTAGGCCCTCCACGGCTGCAATACACATCGGTTTCATTTCTTCTGACCAGCTAAAATGAGTCTTTCCATGCCTACGAGCGTGAGTCACGATAAACTTAGAGATATCTTTTCTTGCGATATCAGATTGAAGATTAGAAACCTTCGCCTGCACGCCGCATTCATCGCAACGTACTTCAACCGGAATAGTTTTAACCCCGAACATAATCAGCGCCGCCTCCGTCCGCCGAAGGCTTTCAGCAGCAAAAATCCGGCACCGATCGCAAAAATTGAATTCGGCATTCCGGGAACGAACGTGGAACCGCCGAGCCATGTAAGCGCCTGGTCCCAAAGGCTGGTGCCCGTTGGGACAGTGGCGGTGCTGATCGAAAATTGTCCTCCCGGCCCCATCGAAATACTGGTGAGTGGGGCGTCCCCTAAGCCTCTGAAGTTCGGGTGCAACCCAGCACTGCTACGCGTGGACATCGCAGCATAAGATCCGAGCCCCCTCAGACTCGGATGAAGCCCGGAAGTGTTTCGCGTGTTGTTTGACGCGTAAGCCATTATGCGAAACTCCAAACGAGAGCTGCTCCGCCGAGCAGCCATACCCACGCGGGAATCGGCGAACTTGGCGCTGAGGATTGACGCAGCGCATCGGCTTGCGAGAGCAAAGCGTTGGCTGTCGTGGTATCTCCCGACGCTTGTGCAGCGCTGGCTTGCTGTGTGAGTTGCGCGATCTGAGTTTGCGTCGCGGTGTTTTGCGCCGCCGTTGCGGACGCCGCGTTCTCGGCCATCGCCGCGTACCGCGCTTTCCAATAAATCACCATCGCTTTCAGGATCACGCCCATTTCGCAGTTGCTATTGCAGAATGGATGCGTATTGATGGCCGCGCCGCCGTGCGCCTGAAACTGCGAATAAATTTCGTCGAGGCTGGCCGCGGCGTCGGACGGAAGAGCCTGCCCGTTCTGCACGGCTTGCGTGATTACGCTGAACGCATTGTTGACGGCGGGAAGCGCGGCGCAGCCGAACGTCAAATCGCGCTTTACTGCTTGCGCGTGATGCTGAAAAATCGCGCTGATCAATCCGACGAGAGCGCCGACGCCTGCGATCATCCAACCAATGACGGGTACGGCCGTAGCGGGAATAAGATGCGCCATAGAAAGAATTCCGGTGGTCGCTGCGGTAGTCGATAGACCGATGCCGCTGGCCGTCGAAAGCAGATTCATCGGCGGCGCCGTTTGTCCGGCGCACTGCGCGGAATAGCTTCCGATGTTGAACTGCGCGGCCGCAATCTGCGATTCCGCGCTGCTGAGCCATGCCGGATTCTGAAAATCTTTTGGATTGAGGTTCAGTCCCGCGCTTTGCTGGATGGCTTGCTGCAAGGCGTCATGCGGAGTGATGGCCACGGAAGAATCTCCGAGGAATCCCATCCCTCTTAAACTGGGGTGAAGTCCGGAATTGTTTCGCGTGGATAGAGCGGCGTAGGCCATTACGATAGCGCCCACCAGAGAAGCCCCACGATTCCGAGTCCAATTAAAAGTTCTTTTTCCGTGGCAGAAGACATCAGCCCAGACTGCGGAGGCGAAACCATCATCGCGCCGCCCGGACCCATCGCCGGACCTACGACGTTCTGAACCTGCTGGCCGCTGACGGATCGCAGGATCACGCCCGCATCCTGAAAACCGATTTGTAAATCGCTCATCAGCCCGCCCAGGCCGCGCACGCCGACGCGGGACATTCCGGCCATCGTTCCATCAGCGGGATAGTTTCCGTGCGATCCGTCTACCGTTGACCACCATTCGCGTTTGAAAAAATGTGCAGGAGCGGAACCGAATCCAGCGCCCGGGCGCGCGGCATCCAGCGGATACCAATTCCCGTCCTGCAACACTTCCACGTAGATGTGAGAAAAACTGTCAGGATGTTGGGGATCTGCGGCAATGGTAATAAATCGAGTTTCGAAACCGATGGTTCCCAGTAGCGCCGGCAGCATGTTTGAATTGATGTCGTCGCAGTCTCCCGCCATCAAATCAAGTAATTCAGTAGTGGGGCGAACGGCTTCCTTCGTGACCGGATCGTTCACAAAATAAAAGTTTGCGAGAATCCAATTGTATATCGCGCGGATTTGTCCCCAGGAATCGTACGGTTTCACCCCGGCGTTGCGCACGATGTCGATCGCCGTACGGTTGACGTAGGAATCTTTCCAGGCGTCATCAATCAGGCTGCGCAGTTTCCAAATCGTTTGCTCCGTGCCTGCATCGCCGCCAAGAAGCGGAACGGAATAAATTGCGCCGGTAGTCGCGTGAATTCCCACGAGGGCGAGGATGCCAGAAGAGTTTTCCGGGCGAAACTACATCATGGGTGTCACTACCCGTTATCACATCGGGCGTTACACCCCGGTGTATGGGTGACATCCGCTTTTCCCTGTGCTCTACTAGGTACGCTTGGCAATAGAAATGAGGGCTTTCTTTATGACCACGATGACGCAACCAGCACCAGGAATCCGAATCAAGAAAACTACCTACACCGAAACCCTTCCCACCGATGAACAAGTTGACGGCGCGCAGCCATCGCGCTTTTACGCAGATACTTGGGAAAATGTCGTCAATAAACTAACGCAGCCGCAATGGGCCGAGCATTTGGTCCGTGTGTACCGCGCAGGCGAAAAGTGGGAACAGGGCGCTGCGCCGGTGGATAACACTTTTAGTGGCCCATTCAACGAGGAAGATATTCGCAAGCGATTCGGCGGTGGGCGATTTTTACTTTGGATGCTGGGGCCGCCCAAGAAACATACGCTTGTAGCAAAATGGCAGGTAGAGCTCGAGGGAGTGCCGATTATCAACAGTATTCCGACCAATGGACACGGCCCGCAAGATGGCACCAATTCAGTAGCTCTGGAAGCCATGCGTATGTACGCCAATCCAGAATTCATGCGCATGCAAATGCAGATGATGATGACGGCGGCGACCGAAGCCATGACCTTGATTAAGAGTCAGATTCCCCAGGCTCAAGACCCTCTCGCCACATTGCGCAACGCAAAAGAGATTCTAGGCGGCGGTTCGGCGGAACACGGCTTGCTGGATACTCTGCGCGTGTTGAAAGAGCTTGGGCTTGTGGGCTCGCCGGAGAAAAAAGGGATTGATGAAATTCTTTCCCTGATCACTACATTGAAAACTTCCGGGCTGATTACCAGCGGCGTGCCGAAGGCGGACCTGGCTTCCACGTTCGCATCGAATCTCCCGATGCTGGCCGACCGTCTGGTTACCGGCTTCCAGGAGAGTCGATTGAAAACGGAAGCGGAAGAGCGCGTACTGCGGATGCAGCGCGGAGAAATACACCCCGGCGATCCCAACGTCATCACCATGCCGGGGAACCAGCCTCCCCCTGCCGCGGCACCGGCGGCCGCAGCGCAGCAATCTCTCGACCCGCAGATGGTGCAGGCGATTTTGATCCGCGATCGCGTCGAGCGACTCGTCGCGGGGATTCGCCAGCCGAATTCCACCGGCGAGGATATGTACGATTATCTCTTGAACGCGTGGCCAGAAGTTCTCGCGGAGCTTTCCAAATTCAGCAAGGAACAATTGCTGATCTTTTTCAAGTCTCGCGAAATGCAGATGCAGCAACTCGGTTGCGATCTGCTGGCCGAAGTGGGCGACGATCCGCGCCTGCCGAAGATGATCGAGGAATTTCTAAAAATCGCCAAAGAGAATCCCGCGACGTCCGAGCCCCCGGCATCCACGGTTGCAACCGCCGGAGCGATTTGAGATGTAAGATCGACGCAACCTGCGAAAGAAAGGACGTGATGCCCTACGATAAAAATGCACCTGAACCGATTTGGGATGGTAGGTCTTGGACTTGTCCTGCTGGTTATTTTCACGACGCCGACGATCATAAGAAATTCGTTTGGTGTTTTTCACTGGAAAAAGCCAGGAGTATTCTTTCCACCTACACCTCAATCCGTTCAGAATAGCGAGGGTCGGGAGAGCCGGGTACCGACAGCCGCGAAACTAACTGGCGCTTTACTTTAATCTTTGATAGACTCCGCGCAGGGTGGGAAGGTAACGCCTCCAATAGTTCTGAGTACGCCCCGCCATAGGTGGTTCGACCATCGCGGGGCGTTTTCATTTACCGCACATCCCTTACTTTTTCGTTGACACTCGCCGCGATTCCTCATACATTCCTTCCGCCACACGCAATCCGCCGGGGAAGCGGGCTCAACACCTTGCCAGGCATAGGGCTCGTTTCCCCGCTCTAATCTTCCTTTTCCCCCAACTGCGGAATGCCTGGCGCCTGGCAATGGCACAAAATAATTCACATCTCCCCGCCCTGCCGCAAAATATCGAAGCGGAACGGTCTGTGCTTGGCGCGATTTTATTATCGAACGCCGCCTACGACATCGTGCGCGAGCGCGTGGATGCCGATGATTTTTTCCACAAGCCTCACGCGAAAATGTTTCAGGCCATGCGCGCCATGCGCGAAGCCGATAAGGCTATCGACCTCGTAACCCTCAAGGATTTTCTGGAACTGCACCGCCAAATCGATAACGCCGGCGGCGTCGCCTACATTTCGCAGATGATCGACGGCGTGCCGAGCGTGACGAACGTGGCGCACTACGCAGACATCGTTCACGAAAAGGCCCGTCTGCGAACCATCATCAAGACTCTGGAAGCCCTGCAAACGAAAGCCATCGAAGGTTCGTATTCCTCGGATGCCATCGCCGGGGACCTGGATAAACTCGGAAGAGAACAGGCCGCCATCGTCCACACCAACGGCAACGCGCACATCGGACACGACCTGATTGATTTTCTGAAAATAGATTTCCCGCAGCCCGAGCATCTGGTGGAAGGCATGATTCCCAAAGGCGACAAAGTGATGATCGTCGCCATGCCGCACCGCATGAAAAGCTGGTTCACGACGGGGCTGGCGCTGGCGGCCACGCGCGCCGGCACGGTGCTTGGCAAGCTGGAAGTTCCCAAGCCGGTGCGCACCATCCTGGTGCAAATCGAGGATTCTCCCGGCGAAGTGCAAAAGCGTTTGCGCGCATTCCTCGCCACCGATCAATTCACGAATTGCGATCCCGCCAACCTGCGCATCATAGACCGCACGGAGTTTTCGGAATTCAGCGCCGAATGGTGCGAGCGTTTCGTGCGCCAGGCCGACGAATGGAAAGCGGACCTGATTATCTTCGACGTGTTGCGTAAATTCTTCGTGAACCACGGAGACATCAACAGTTCCACGGACACAGCCGTGTTTCTGGAAATTATCGACAAGATCCGCTACACCACGGGCGCCGCCGTGATGCTGGTGCATCACGAAAACCGCAAGGAAGCCGAACTCATGTGGGCGTCGGCGGGCTCCTACAATCTACCGGGCTGGGCGACGTCGGTCATCCAGTTCAAGAAAAAGACGGAAGAGAAGGGCGTAACGCGCGTGGAAATCGAAGTGGACAATAAATTCGCGAATTCGCTCGAGCCGATGCGCATGGTCCTGGACTTCAGTTCGTCGAATCCCTTGCAACTCGAACTGCTGGAAGAGGGCACGGGATTCAGCGAAGCGATCGACGCGCTCGGCCCGTACTGGACGCTGCGCGACCTGATGGAAGTATTGCAGGCCACGCGCAGCAGCTCCAACCGCCGGCTGAAAAAGTGGATTGAGATGGGTAAGGTCGAGAAACTCTCAGGCGGCAAAAAAGGCCGCGGCGGCCAGGCCACGTACCAGGAACTAAAGAGCACGCTCTAATTTTTCATTCGCGATTCGCACGCCTCTAAATGTCCATGCCCTCTGCCTGACACCTACACTCCACTGTAACCTTTCTACCCTTCCTTCCTCGCGCGCGCGCGTAGAGGGGGTGGGGCGTGGACATTTGACACCTAATGCCAGTGAATACATACACTTAAAATGTCCAAAGGGGGGTGGACAGGTAGTGGACATTTAGAAGTGGTTTAGTATCTAAGCTATAGAGCCGAAACGACATTTTAAATGTCCACCCCCCTTTGGACATTTTAAACCGCTCGTTCTATTGCCTTTAAGTGTCAAATGTCCGCCCTCTCCCCCTCTCGCAGGGGTGTTTTGGCAGGTATATAAAAATTACTCGCTTCACTTTTAGGTATGTGGAGTCTCTGGAGATATATAAATGGACTTTAAATCTTCTTCTTTTTTTTCAGATTCCCCTTGACATGTTTTACGAGTTGATATAAGTATACTGCGTTAGACGTTGTCGGTTACTTGGAGGCGCTGTGCCGCAGCCGTCGAAGAAACAAAAACAGGAAGAGAATCGGGGAATGGTACCAGTCACGTTTAAGGCGTTGCCGTCTGAAATTATGAAGTGGAAAGAGTCCGCGAAATTGGAATGCCGGACGCTGAGTAACTGGCTTCGGTTGCGTCTGACCAGCGCCGGGAACAGTGAAGAGAAGGCGTAACAACGGTTTTATCTATGGCGAAATACAAAAAATCAAAGAAGGTGAACACCAAACATCTATGGGTGTTAGTTTGGCCATCTAGGAGGTTGTTAGGCTACTCTGATAACCATCCGTTGGCATTTTTCACTAAACACGAGGCTTTGCGTTATAAGTTGACCATCAAGCAAGGTAACGTAAAAATAGTAAAATTTCAGGGAGTAGTTGTTGTTTCTAAATAAGACCCGCACTTGCAGCCTGGCACAAGGGAGGTTTTATGCGAGCCCCGCAAAGTATTCGTTCACGATTCCAGAACTGGCTTTGGCGTCAATTCCTGCTATCTGCGCGCGCGATCGTGTGGGCCGCGGACGAATGGATTCACAGTCAAGAAGTGAAGCTACGAACTACGGGTCTGGGCTCTACTTTAAGCCCAGCGATAACGGGTCTGGGCTGTACTTGCAGCCCAGCCATAAAGGAGAACGATGAAAGCTACGATCGAGAGTACGAACAAGCTGGTGATCGTGAACGGGCTGCAATTTCGCGTTTGGGAAGGCGTGAGCGAGAAAGGGACGAAGTTTGTGGCGCTGATGAACCGGATCATCAGTTCTATTCCGGACGACCACAAAGCGTTGGTTATCGAGACGATGGCCGAGCACCGCAAACCCGATCCGACGACCGCCACCGCGCTCGAACAACTCGGCGTATAAAGATCACCGCCGCGGACTTTGACCGAAAATACGCTGGTGTGGCATGACGCACGCCGGCCGAAACCTGCTGTACCGCGTCGAGACGCGCTGCGCCGAGGAATACGGCCGCGCGCTCGCCCGCGTGGAGTTGGATAGCGTCAAGCCTGGAAATCCCTTCGAGTTCATCGCCTGGCATCACGCAATTTATATCGTGCATCGCCTGCGATGGGGACGTTTTGTCAATAAACCTTTAGGAGGCGGGGCTTAGCATGGCTAGGCATGGTTAGGCGTGGCATGGCAGGGCAGGGCAGGGCGAGGAAAATTGAAAGGATCACCACATGAACAGAGGAATTGAGATCGAGATCACCGGAATCAGTCCCATTTTGATGCATGCTTTTCCGCTTGTGCCCGTCGAGGCGATTGACAAGAAAACACCAGAAGAGCAGGCGGAAATAGCCGCTTACCGCGATCCCAACACACGTCAACTCTACATTCCAGCGCAAGCGATGCAACGAGCATTGGTACGCTCGGCCACGTTTTCCAAAGGCAAAGGCCGCGCCACGTTGCAGAAAATAGTTGCCGCCTGCGTCATGGTCGGCCCGGAACGCGCATCGCTCGGCGTTGAGGACTACGTGATTGATAAACGCGCCGTGGTCATTCCAGCCACGCAAGGACGCGTCGTGCGTTACAGGCCGCGGCTGGACGTGTGGAAGACTACTTTTAGCGTGGCTTACGATCCTGACCTGTTGACCGACGTGCAATTGCGCCGCGTCGTCGACGATGCAGGAAGCCGTGTCGGATTGCTGGATTATCGGCCTGAACGAAATGGCCCGTTCGGACGTTTTTTCGTTACTCGATGGAAGTAATAGATTTAAGGGCGTGGCATGGCAAGGTGAGGCCGGGTTAGGCGAGGCTAGGCATGGCGATGCGAGGTAGGGCACGGCAGGGCCTGGCGAGGCAGGCCATGGCGAGGTTAGGCAGTGTAGGGCAAGGCAGGGATTTTCAATTACTCAACACTTAGGAGGCGGATTGCGATGAAGATACAAAAGACCTGGCCGTTGGTGTGGTTTTTGTTGGGATTGATGACGGGGCTCGTTCCGGGGATTTACAAAGTCAAGCAATTGCAGGGCGATGTAAACGTGACCATCGAACAGACATCCCACGAACTTAGCGAGTTGCGGCAGTCGATCGCCAGAAAGACGGATCTGGCGGACAAGGAAACCGCGTTACGTGAAAATTCCGAAGAGCAATGCAGGGAATCTCTCGCCGGCGACGGCACGCAAACGATTTTGATCGACGTGAACCATCCCTACGGAAATTACTCGTCCTTCGCCCCGGCCGTGACGTTCCTCAGAGCGATTCCCGGCCCCGTATGGATCATTCCCCGGCGCGTCGTGCCGAGCACGCTGGACGGCACGCTCAACGGCGCGTATGCGTATCGTCATCAAGACGGCACGATGGACGGCTGGTTCAAGACTGGCGGAATACGGTGATCCATGACCAAAAATAGGGACGGTCTTCTACCTTATATTTTGACGGGAGTTGTGATGGCGTTTTTCTGGCTCGTCATCTTTGGATTAGTTGGTCCGATTCTAGTGCATATTTGGAAGTGGATGGATCGGGTGTGGCCATGAGCCAAAATAGTGATCAACAGTTGAGAAACAATGTGACACGCTTAATATCAAGCGTCGGATTCTCACAAGGATCTGAGGATGAGCGATTAAAATTGCTCCTTGAATTCCTCTCCAAATCACGTTTGGCGATTGAAGCGGCTGCGATTGTGAGAGCTAAACAGGTCATCATTGACATCGAATCAACTGGGTGGACGGCCACTTATCATCAAATCAAAATGAGAATAGATAACCTTCTCACCCCCGAACACCAGGACGCACTGGCCGCCTACGTCCACGATCAAATTACGATACACGATGCTCTGAAATTACATTTTTCCAACCGAGAGATCATGTTCGCGCCGATGTGGAAATTAGTGAAAATCTGGCGCAAGAACGTGAAGAATAGCACACGTTTGGAAGATTGTGCTTTCTCGTACTGCGCCGATGAACTCGAATCCGTACTGAAAGGTAAGTGACCGATGCAAGCGCCTATACGCTGCAAGAGATCGAAATGCACGTGCGTCTCGAATGAGAAGCCGCCATACCATCAGCGAGAGTGCCCGGTTTATGTGGCATGGCTCAAAACCAAGAAAGCGAGTGCTGAACATGAACTCCACTGAGCCCGTCTGGATTCGCGACGTGCTAGCCGCAGAGCTCGAAGTGTCCGACCAATCGAACGCCGTGCAAATCGTGGCGCAAATCTGCGAAGGCGAAAAATCCTACTGCGAGCGTTGCGGCGCGGATTTCGACATGTGGCCCACAAAAACGTGGGCCGATCATATCCTGACGGAGCACAGCGACAATCTCACCATCCAGGCGCGCACTGGGACGTCCCTGATGTGCGACGACC